ACGACCCGGCTGTGAAGCCGGTTGCAGAATCGATCAAGCGGTTCGGGTTCCGGCAGCCTATTGTGATTGACAAGGACAACGTGGTCGTATGCGGCCACACGCGGCTCAAGGAGGCGAAACGGTTACGCCTGCGGCAGGTACCTTGCGTCCGGGCAGACGACCTCACAGAAGAGGAAATACGGGCCTACAGGCTGGCCGACAATAAAACGGCCGAGCTGGCGTCCTGGGATGAGTCGCTGCTGAATGGGGAGCTGCTGCAAATCGCCGACATTGACATGCGGGCGTTCGGGTTCGAGTTGCCAGATCCGGAACCGGAGGAGGACGGGTTCGACTTCGAGGCCGCGGTGGAAAAAATCAAAACACCGAAAACACAGCCCGGAATGATTTACCAGCTGGGTGCACACCGGCTGATGTGCGGGTCGTCTACCGACGCTGCGGATGTGGCAAAGCTCACCGGCGGGGTGCCTATGAGCATGATGTTCACAGATCCGCCGTACAACATCGACTACACCGGCGGTACAAAAGAACACCTAAAAATCAAAAACGACAAAATGGCAGGGAGTCAGTTTTATGACTTCCTGCTTTCTTTTTATCAGCGGGCCGAGGAGGTCCTGGAGCCCGGGGCTACGGTGTACATCTGCCATGCGGACAGCGAGTCGCTAACGTTCCGGCAGGCGTTTGTTGACTCCGGGTTGCTGCTGAAGCAGTGCCTGATCTGGGCCAAGAACACTTTTACTCTGGGCCGGCAGGATTTTCAGTGGCAACATGAGCCGATTCTGTATGGCTGGAAGGCCGGCGGGAAGCATCGCTGGTTCGGGGGCCGGAAGCAGGGCACGACCATCAGTGAAAACTTCCCGGTAGTGATGAGCCAGGATGCGGACGGGTCCATGCTGATCAATTTTGCGTCGGGGAACAAGAACCTGGTGCTGCGGGTTCCGGCTGCGGAGGTTGTGAACACCGAGGACGCCAGCACGCTGATCTACGTTGACAAACCGAAACGCAACGGCGAGCATCCGACCATGAAGCCGATTGCGCTTTGTGCTAAATGCATTAAAAACAGCAGCCAGCGGGACGACACGGTACTGGATTTGTTTGGCGGCTCCGGGTCGACGCTGATCGCGTGCGAGCAGCTGCACAGGGCCTGCTACATGATGGAGCTCGACCCGGTGTACTGCGACGTAATTGTGGAACGCTGGGAGCAGCTGACCGGCGGCAAGGCAGAGGTCATTGCGTAGTCCGGCGCAGGAAGCCACAAAGGAAAACCTGAAGCGGGGGGTAAGAATCACCAAAAAGAACGCTGCAGAGTATGGCCGGCGTGGCGGTACCGCTTCCGGAAAAGCAAAGCGCGAACGGCGAACGATGCGAGAGGGGCTTGAACACCTGCTCCAGCTGCCATGGTTCAAAGAAAACGACGCACCTATTCACGAGATAACGTCGTTCGTGGAGGCGCTAAACAGCGCCACGAATATGACAGTCCAGGACAAGGTCCTGGTGGCGATGATCGCAGCTGCGATAAAAGGGAACGTCCGGGCTGCGGAATATATCAGGGACACAATTGGGCAGACTGTTTTGCCGGATAAGACGGCCGGCCAGCTGACGGAATACGAGGACGACGGGTTTACCGAGGCCATCAAGGCCAGCGCCGTCGATGTGTGGGGTGAGCGGCATGGCCGTAAAAAGAAAACTGCAAATAAAACCGGTCGTAAGGTTCAGCCGGTTCAGCCTGAAGCAGATGCAGCTGCTGACGTGGTGGGCGGAGAAGTCGCCGTACCGAAAGCATAACGGCATCATTGCGGACGGTTCTATTCGTGCCGGGAAGACGGTAGCCATGGCCATCAGTTTTGTGCTCTGGGCCATGGACACCTACGACGGCCAGAATTTTGCCATGTGCGGTAAGACGGTAGGGTCGTTCCGGCGTAACGTATGGAGCTGGTTAAAACCGGTACTGATGATCCGACGGTTCACCATCGAGGAGTCGCGCACAGAGAACCTGATCGTAATATCCAAAGGCGATAAAACGAATTACTTTTACGTGTTTGGCGGCCGGGATGAATCTTCACAGGATCTGATTCAGGGCATCACGCTGGCGGGTCTCTACTGCGACGAAGTGGCGTTGATGCCGGAGTCTTTTGTGAACCAGGCCACAGGCCGGTGCTCCGTTCCGGGAGCTAAAATGTGGTTTAACTGTAACCCGGACAGCCCGATGCACTGGTTCCTGAAAAACTGGATTGAAAAAGCAGATCAGAAAAAACTGCTTTTTATACACTTCCTTATGGACGACAACCCGTCGCTGACTGAAGAGGTCCAGGAGCGTTACCGAACGACCTACACTGGCGTGTTCTACCAGCGGTTCATTCAGGGGCTCTGGGTCACGGCCCAGGGTGCGATCTATCGGGATGCCTGGTCTGACGACCTGCTTTTCGGGGATGAGAAGCTGGACTGGATATACAAAAATGCACACATCATGCGTCGGTTCCTGGCCATTGACTACGGCACAGTGAACCCGATGGTGTACCTGGACATCTGGGATGATGGGCAGGACATCTGGGTGACGGATGAGTATTACTGGGACAGCCGGGCCGACGGGAACTACGAAAAAGACAACAGCCAATATGCGGACGATCTGCTTGGTTTCATTCACAAGTGCCCGGTGGACGTCTGGCCTACGGGGACCATCATCGACCCATCGGCGGCGTCTTTCAAGATTGAGCTCCGGAACCGGGGCTTGCGGATGAAGGAGACGGTTGAGACCATAAACGCGGACAACAGCGTTATCGAGGGTATCCGCAATGTGAACACGTTATTGACGCGGCGCAGGATCCATTTTCACCGGCGCTGCGTGAACACGATAAAAGAGCATCAGTCCTATGCCTGGGATAATAAGGCGATAGAGCAGGGCGGGAAAGAGCGGCCGTTAAAGATAAACGACCACAGCTGCGACGCCCTGCGTTATTTTGTTTCCACCGTGATCAAAGCGAGGAGGATTGCAAGTGCGTAAAAAAAAGAAAATCGCACAGGCGCTGGTTGTGCGGCGCGGGACGGCGCTTGATGGATTCAGCAATCCTTTAGCGCGCCTGGGTGCCGGAACGCCGAACCTGTTAGACAGCACGCAGTATGTTATGAGCCGTATGACCAACGACTTCGGTACTTTGAACGCCATGTACCGGGATTCCTGGATCGTGCGGCGCATCGTGGACATCATTCCGGCCGACATGTTGAAAAACTGGATTACCATCACGTCGGGTCTGGCTCCGGACCTCATCAAAAAAATAGACGTGGAGCTACGACGCACACAGCTCATCAAAAAGATTCAGGAGGGCTTGTGCTGGGGCCGTCTGTATGGCGGGGCCATTGGCATCATGCTAATCAAAGGCCAGGGCAGCCCGGAGCAGTTGGCCATGCCGCTGGCGCTGGAGGAGATGGTTCCGGGGGACTTTAAGGGGCTTATGATTCTGGACCGATGGAATGGTGTTAGTCCGTCCAGCGAGCTGGTGGACGATATTTCAGATCCAGAATATGGGCTGCCTGACGCGTACATCGTGACCGACCCGGTGGACGGGGCCATGACGCGGGTGCACCACACGCGCTGCATCCGGTTTGTTGGTAATAACCTACCGTTCTGGGAGCGCCAGGCGGAGCTGTACTGGGGCGCGTCGGTTATCGAGTCGGTGTTTGACGAGCTCAAAAAACGCGATAATGTTTCTTGGAACATCGCGCAGCTGACGTTTCTCGCAAACCTGCGGGTGCTGAAGATGAATGACATCGGGCAGACGCTTGCTGCCACCGACCCGCAGAGCCAGGCGGAGCTGTACCGCACGCTGACCGCACAGAATTGGCTGGCGTCCAACATGGGAATCCAGATCATGGACGCTGCGGACGGCTTTGAAACACACCAGTATACGTTCGGCGGCCTGGCTGACTGCTATCAGCAATTTATAATGGATGTCTCCGGCGCTGCCGAGATTCCGGTTACAAAGTTGTTCGGCCGGAGTCCGTCGGGGTTAAACGCTACGGGTGAATCCGACCTGCAGAATTACTACGACATGATTGGTGAAAAGCAGGAGAGCATCCTGCGGCCGATCCTGAATAAGCTGCTGCCGCCGTTCATGGTGTCGATGTTTGGGGCGGTACCGGACGACCTTGACTTCGACTTCAATCCGGTTAGCGAGCCGTCCGATAAGGAGCGCATGGAGCTGGCGAAGACCGGCACCGACAATGTGGTGGCTGCGCTGAATGCCGGCATGATTTCCAAGCGCACGGGCCTGCAGGAATTGAAGCAGCAGTCAGAACGGACCGGCGTCTGGACGAACATTACCGACGAAGACATCGAAAAAGCACCGGATGAGATCGAGGACCCGGGTGAAATGATGCCGCCGGGCATGGATTTTGGGGGCGGCGAAAAAACCGACGCTCCAAAACCGCCACAGCGGCCCGGAAACGAACCGGGGCAAGGAAGTGGTCGGGCCGGGAACGAAAATGCGACAGCGGGCGAATCTGGGCGCGACGCGGCCTTATTTCATGTTTTAGATGCAGACTGGGATGAATCCGAGCACCCTCGGGGCGACGACGGAAAGTTTAGGGCCGGTTCCGGCGTCGGTAAAAACAAAGGCGAACGCGACCAGGCGCGTCAGAAACTCACGGCGCTCTGGAACCAAAAAAGCACGCCGGAGGTCCAGGCCCAAATCGAGCAATTAAAAACTGTTTCCGGGGACAATGTCGTAAAAGAGGACTTGACACCTGGCCAGTATGATGCTAATATGCGAAATGCTAAAAAACAATTGCTCGGGCGCTCTTTTCCGGGTGGAAAAATCACGAAGATCACGAGCCATGCAAACGTCCGTATGATTGGCAGGGATATCCCGCCGAGGCAGGTTATGGACATTTTGCAGACCGCGGCGCGGTCTTTTCCGGGAAACCGCCCGAACACGACCTGCTATGAAAAGGACAACAAGCGCGTTGTTGTCGACGGAAACGGGCAGATCATGAGTGTCATGCATGTGTACAGGAGGCGCAAGGATGGGAATAAATCAAGAACATCTGGATTTTTTAAAGTCTGAATTCGATCTCACGCTGGACGACTTGAATGCGATGGACGATGATGCGCTGGAGGACCTGTACGAAAAATGCGCCGCTATCGAGATTGAAGAAGTCGCGAAGGCACCGGACGGTCCGGAAACCGAAAGGCTCCGGCTGGCCGCGTCGATGGTGGACCTGCTGTCCATGTAACTCTTTACCGCTGGTTAAACACCAGCGGTTTTTTTATACCCAAAATTAAAAAAATAAGGCTTGACTTTTCAAAAAGTCAGAGCTAACATGACCACAACGAAATTGTAGGAGGTACGCGTCATGGCTGATAAAACGCAGATAAACCTGGAACGCATCCGTGCGTGTGATGCAGAATGGGACGAGTCCAAGCACAAACGGGCGGACAATGGGCAGTTCACGTCTGGAGGCGGTGCGACGGTGATCAAGGCGCAGTCCGGCGGGAAGGCGAAGGTCCAGCAATTGAAGAACGTGTCCAGCGCTTTGGCTGGTGTAAATGCCGGAATTGAAAAAGCGAAAAAAACCGCAGTTTCACAGTTTAAAAGTAACATGGCTCGCGGTGAAAAGCTAAAGGCGGACGTCGATAAAGACATTCAGAATCTCTGGGATAACCATCAAAAAGACTGGCGTTATAGCCATGCTTACGGCCGTTTAAAAAACAAACCCGGAATGGAAAGCCTGGCTGAGCGCGTAAAAGAAAAAGGCAAGGGCCTGATGAAGGAGTATAGCGACAAATACGACAAATTGATGCAAAAAAAGCGGGATATCAATGAGGAGTATGGCCTGAACGGGCGTCGTGATGATTTGCGCCGCAAAAACTACGAGAAGACCATGAATCAGCTTTATCCGCAGAAGCAGGCGCTGGAAGCGGAGCAGAAAAAGTTCCAGGCTGCCAAGGCCACGCTGGAAAAAGGCCGCCCGCAGATCGCGGCTACGCGCAAGTTGGCAAAGGCTGCGCAGCCGGCTCCCAAACCGCAACCGAAGGCTGCGAAACCTGAAAAAAGCATTGAGCAGTTAGAAAATGAGTACAAGGACGCGTTTAACAGGTATGTAGCTTTTACCGAGAATGCTAAAGGACTGCACGACTTGTACCGGAATCCGGAAATTTACAAGCAGGCCATGCAGATGGCAAAGCAAAAAGCGATCAAGGCCGAGAAAGCCTATATGAAGGCTTCAGAAAAGCAGGAAAAACAGGCCAAGCCTGCTGCGGCTCCGGCCGCCACACTGCAAAAGGCAAGACCTAAGATCGAGGCTGCGCGTAAGTATGCAAAAACGCAGGGCGCTGCTGCTTCTGGTCAAAAAATGGACGACCTAACTAAGAAGTACATTCAGCAGGGGAAAAACGACCACGCAATGGTGGCCATGATGCTGAAGTCCGAGATGTACATGGCCGACGGTAATTTCCATAAGGCCGTTGGTGCCCTGCAGCAAAAAATCAACGATCCGGGGCTCGGGTTTGATGAAGACCGGCAGAAAAATTTGTCAGACATTCTTTTGAATGATGTTTCCGGGGACGCTTTTGATGCGGTATTTAATGAGCTGAAAAAATGAGATATCCACAATGGCAATTAAAGCGATCAGTTGAGCGCCGTTACGGCGTGGCGCTGGCGCGAATGATAGAAGGGCTTCGGACCGAGTTATCTCGGGTCCGGAGTCCTTTTTTAATAGCTGCGGCTATCCGAAGGTACGCCCGCAGCCCTACCTACCAGAAAGCAGCGGCTATATTGGCGCGGTCCATTGCGACGCACATCTTTTCCGACGGGCACCGAACGTGGCGGGAGGCGGCCCGGTCCGGGGCTAAAGGGCGCGTCGTATATAACGCTCTGCAGACAGAGCTGGGGCAGACTGCAGTCGGCACTGCGTTCTGGGACATTGTGGACAGAAACGCGGAAGTGATCAAATCCATGCCGGAGCGGGTGGCAAAACAGGTTACAGAAATGGTAGCCCGGGAAGCCAACGAGGGCCTGCGCCCTGAAGCGATCATGGAGGACGTTCTGGAAAAATGGCCGCATATGACCCGGGCGCACGCGATGCTGATAGCAAGGACCGAATCCAGCAAGGCGTCCACGGTGCTCACACAGGCCCGTAGCGAGGCGGCAGGCATCCGCTGGTATGTATGGCGGTCCGAAGAAGATTCGCGCGTCAGAGACTCTCACAGGCTCATGGACGGTGTGCTCATAAGCTGGGACGACCCGCCGAGCCCGGAGGCCCTGGCCGGCGAAGACCGGACCTACGGAAGTTATCACGCAGGCGACATTTTCAATTGCCGATGCTATCCGGAGCCGCTGATCCTGTTCACCGATATCAAATGGCCGCACAAGGTCTATTATGGCGGGCGCATCCAGATGATGACGCTGGCACAGTTTAAAGCGATAGGAGGTGCTGCTGCAGCATGAAAACCGCATATTATGGAAGCCGCATCTCTGACAGCATAAGCCGCACGCCAGAGGGCTTTTTAATTTGCAGGGATGTACCCATCGCGCGCGTTGGCGTGCAGGACTATCTGGGACGGGAGATCGGACAGACCGAGCGCCCGGATGAAATTTTCAAGGTGAACCGTCCTGCAGATGAGGTCTTTTCCCCGGCGGCGGTGGCGTCTTTTGAGGGTAAGCCGGTAACGGAAAACCACCCGGATGAAGACGTGACGTCTGAAAACTACGGACAATACACACGGGGCGTTGTGCGGGACGTCCGGAAAGGCACAGGCAAGTATGAAGGCTGCCTGGTGGCTGATTTAGTTATTCACGATGGCGCGTTGGTTCGCGCGGTTCAAGATGGCAAACGTGAAATCTCATGCGGGTACAACTGCTTGTGGGTTCCGACTGGCGACCACACCTTGGAACAAAGAGAAATTCGCGGGAACCACGTTGCTGTCGTGGATAAAGGTCGCGCCGGCCACGGCGTGGCCATACATGACAATGCGATGGAAAGGAGCGAAAAACGCATGAGCAAAGGTAATATTTTACAGCGCATGTGGGCTGCGTTCGCCAAGGACGCCGACCCGGAAGAAGCGCTGGAGGCTGCGAAACTGGTCAACGGTGACGGCAAGGATGAAAGCCCTGCAGAACCGGAAGACCCGAATGAAGCCAGAGAAGCCAGATTTAAACGCATTGAAGATGCGCTCGCAGATCTGACTGCGAGACTGGCGCCGCCGGCTGAGGACACGGTTCCGGAAGAAGAGGAAGAAGCCGGTACTGAGGCGGACGTCGACGAAGAGGAAGGCGATGCTCTGGATGCCCTGGAGGAAGAGCTGACCGACCGGGAAGACGTTGAAGATGAGGACGCTGTGGAAGCGGATCCGGAAGAAATCAACGAGGCCCAGAGCGCGGTTGCTGACGGCCTGATCGAAGCAGAAGAATCCGGGGACGCTGTGGAGGACGGCTGCGGCGCGCGCGATGCTGCTATTGAAGCCATCAAAGCACTGCGTCCGGTGGTGGCTGCTATCCCGAATAAAGCACAGCGTCGTCGGGCTGCTGACGCACTGGCGCAGATGATCCGCGGCAATGTGCGCGACTCCGGCTACGTGGCTATTCAGAAGGCTACCCGCCGGGCAAAAGATTCCAAACCTGTTGACGATGCGGCCCTGGGCCGTGAGATTGCGGCAAAATACAATCCGCACTACAAGAAGGAGGTATAAACATGGCTGGTAAAGCGATCGGTATTTCTATGGGGTATGGCTACCCCGGTAACTATGCACGCACCCCGGATGACGTAACCGTGGCGCGTAAACTGAAGAGCAGCTCCGCTGCGGTACCTTTTGGTGCCTGTGTGAAGCTGAACAGCGACAACAGCTACGAGCTGGTTGGTGCTGGCTTCACGGCTGCTGATTTTGGCGGCATCGCCGTTCGCGTGGTAAAGAACGCCACCAATTATTTCAACCAGAACATTGTGGAATATCAGCCCGGCCAGGTAATGGACGCGCTGACCCGCGGTGCCGTTACTGTAGTGTGCAACGTTGGCACTCCGACCGCAGGCGGGGCTGTATACGTTCGTATCGCTGCGAATGCGTCCGTTGCTAACGGCGTAGTTGGCGGCTTCGAGGCGGCTGCAGATGGTTCCAACACTGTCCTGCTTCCTAACGTAAAATGGACCACCGGCGCGATGGATGCAGATCGCATTTGCGAGGTCACCGTGCTGACCCGTGTAAATCCGTAAGAGGAGGTATTGATTATGGCATTTTTAGGTTTACCTGACGCAAATCTGGCCCAGGCTGCGTCCTACGCGATGAGTCATGGCGGCCACAAATTTTACCAGCCGAAGGGCGGGTATGGCCGCGGTGCAGACGCCGCCGTTGCTTCCGGCATGGCGTTCCTGCAGGCCGAGCTGGAAAAAATCGACCCGAAGATTCGCGAGCCGCTGACTTCCGTCACCTGGCAGCGCGATATTGTCGCCAAGACTGGCGGCGGCTGGGTGGAATACACCAGCACCTACGATGTAGGTTACGCTACTTCCGGTGCTAACCAGAACGGCATTGTAGGTTCTGCTACTAATGCGGTTCCTATCGTTCAGGTGGACATGAACAAGAACCTTTTCCCGACCCTGACCTGGATGAACGTTCTGAAGGTTAAGTTTATTGACCTGCAGAAGTCCAAGCAGATCGGCCGTAATTTAGAGGACCTCATGAACAAGGGCGTCCGTCTGAATTACAACAAAACCCTGGACATGAACGTGTACACCGGCTTCACTGATTACGGCACCACCGGCCTGGTTAACAACCCGGACGTGACCGTCACCTCTGTCGCGGTCGGTGCTGCAGGTACCACCACATGGAGCACCAAAACTCCGGACGAAATCCTGCAGGACGTGAACGACATGCTGGTTGCTGGCTGGACCGCATCCGAGTACGACATGAAGGGCATGCCGAACCACATTTTGGTTACTCCGGAAGCCTACGCCTACATTGGCCTGCATAAAGTTTCCCAGGCAGCGGACAAGTCCATCCTAGAATACCTTCTGGAGAACAACATTGCAAAGCGCCAGGGCGTGGACGTGACCATCGTGCCTTGCCGTTGGTGCAAAGGCGCCGGCGCAGGCAGTACCGACCGTGCGGTTGCTTACGTGAACGACGAAGACATGCTGTACTTCGATATCACCGTTCCGAACACCCGCGCCATGACCCAGCCTGATCTGCTGCAGGCCGCTTACCTGACCTTGTATGCAGCTCAGATGGGCCCGGTGAAATTCAACTACTTCCAGCCGGTTGGCTACTTTGACGGCATCTGATTTTACACAGCCCGGCACCTTTTCAGGACCGGGCTTTTTTATTAGGAGGAGGCGTACACATGCAGATTCTGACAAAAAAGAAGCTCCGTTTCCGTGGAGGCGAGGACCGGGTGTTTGTTTCCCTGGGTGGAAACAACATTGAATCCGCGCCGGAATGGATCGAAAAAGACCCGCTTTTCCCGCTGGTAGTAAAAGACGGATCGCTGGTTAAGCTGGCCGAGGCTCCGATCGTGCAGGGCAGCTCTGCTGCGGCCGCACCGAAAAAGACCGCCGCGAAAAAGAAATGATAAATCCGTGCATTGGTACGGTCCTGCTGCACTTGCGGGCCCAGGCTTCCGGCATCAAAAAGCCGAACAACAGCACCTATACCTCGGAGCAGTTCCTGGCGGTCTATCCACAGTTTGCGACGGTGGTGGATGGGGCGCCGGTGGTGCCGAGTGCCGTGCTGGACATGTTCATTGACCTCACTAACGAGGTAGTCAGTGAGCAACGGTTCGGGAGGATGTGGGAGTATTGTTGCGGGCTGTATACCGCGCACATGCTGACCTTGTGGATGCAGGGGAGTGTGCCGGAGGATGCCGGTGCTGACGATATCGTGGCGGCTGGGAGTTCTATCGGTACGGTCACCAGCGAATCGGCAGACGGTGTGAGCTATTCACTGGACACGTCGGCGGTGCAGGATCTGGCGGGGTGGGCTGACTTCAAGCTGACCCGGTTCGGGGTGCTGTATGCGTCCATAGCCAAGCGGCTTGCTAAAGGCGGGATGTACATATGGTAACGGTGAACATTCAGCACAACGAGACGCAGGGAGGCATTCTGGGGGTATTAGACAGGCTGCGACGACTTAAATCAAGGCAGATCTACGTCGGCATTCCGGAAAAGAAGGCGGCCCGACAGGACGAGTCTATCAATAATGCGCAGCTGCTGTACATTCTGTCACACGGTGTGCGTAAAAAGTCGATGCGGGAGGAAATGCAGCCAAAGATCGACGCGGGTATGAAGTATTCCGCGGCGTATCAGCTGTATATCATGAGCCACGGCTCGCCGTTGTGGCACATACCGCCCAGACCGGTGCTGGAGCCGGCACTGGAGGCCCATGCGGACGCCATCGGGAAGTTGTTTCAGGCGGTCATTAAAGCGGCCTGCAAGGGCGATGAGGCAGCAATGCAAAAGGCTATGAACATCTGCGGGATGGCGGCGCAGGATTATTGCCGGGACTGGTTCAGTGATCCACGGAATGGTTGGCCACCTAACAGCCCGTTGACCATCAAGTTGAAGAAGTCGGAGCGGCCGTTGGTGGATACCGGCACCATGCGAAAGGCTATCACGTATGTGATCAGGGAGGGATGATATGAGCACGCGGGTGAATCTGGCGCGGGTGGTTCACAGCCCGAGGATGAGCCAGAAAATAACTATCCTGCGGCGTACTGGAGGATGGGAGTATGGCACATGGGTGCAGAGTGACCAACCGGAGACGCTGACCATGCGCGGCATTGTCACCATGGCCAGCGCGAAAGACCTACAGCAGGTTCCGGAAGGCGACCGGGTGACGGGGTCCATTAAGATCCTGACCACCGAGCGCATCTATATCACGGACGGGCCTGCGGGGAACATCACCGACATGGTGTTCTGGCGCGGGGCTCGGTACCGGGTAGTAACAGTGACGCCGGATATCGATTACGGATTCTATCGGTCCATCGGGACGAGACTGGACGGTGATGGCATTGGATGACCTCGAGATTTTGTTTTACAGGGCGTTTATGACGGCGCTGGGGCATGACCCTGCGGCGACCTATGAACGGCCGCCAGTGAGGCGCTCGTGGCCCACAATGGGGCAACCTGATTGGGGCTACAACGAGGATGTGCTGTTTTTCCAGCTGACGTTTCTGGATGGGCAGGATGTGTCGCAGCCGCTGCATGATTTTTGGCAGGATGCTGGGGAAGATTTGACCAGGCATCAGGAACAGACGCGGGTGCTGCAGGTGCAGATGATAGCCTACGGGCCACACGGGGCGGCGAACCTGGACAACATCCGCACGACCATCTACAACGGCATGTTGCTGCTGCGGCAGGCGGGCGTGTATGTGGTGCCCGGGAATGAGGCGCCCAGGTATGCTCCGGAGCTGTTTCAGGCGAGGTGGTGGCGCAGGGCCGATATGACCATGATTTTCAACGTGGCGAAGAGCTACGACACAGAAGTTAAAACGATCACCAGCGTGCCTGTCACGATTGGTGCGAACCGTCCGGAAGATTCCGAAACTGTGGTATCTACGGGCGGCATTATTATCAAGAAAGGGTGATTTAGTTGGCTTATAAATTGGACTTATCTCCGATTGTCGACGTGGTTATCAACCTGTCTGCTAAGGCTGCTGCTCGCAAGGGCTTTAACCTTGGCCTGATTATTGGCAAGTCTGAGGTTATCCCGGCGAATGAAAGGGTGCGTATTTATACAAGCGCTTCTCAAATGCTGACTGACGGGTTTGTAGAAACTTCTCCGGAATACAAGGCTGCTCAGCTCTATTTTGCTGCTACGACCAGCCCGCGCAAGCTGGCGGTAGGCGTAAAGCTGGTAGAAGACGAGAATTTAACTGCTACGCTGGAGGCTTGCCGTGCTGCTAACTCTCAGTGGTGGCCGTTTAGCTATCTGGGCGCAAAAGATGTTGATATCAAAGATTGTGCAGCTTGGTGCGAGAGCGCTGTACCTGACAGCGTCTACATGTATACAACTGCTGATAAAAGCGTACTTGACGCATCTGGCGATGCAAAGAGCATTTTTAAGGCTTTGCAGGATAAAAACTACCGTCGCAGCTTTGGTCAGTATTGTGGTGACACGGATACTCCCGATGCTGTTGCAGCTACTATGGGCTACGCGATGGGTGCTAACCGTGGTCTTGCCGGTGATGCGTTTACGCTGGCGTATAAAACTCTGCCCGGCGTAAAAACAGATGACCTGTCTGAATCTCAGGTAACCCATGTGTGTGGTAGCTCTGAATCTACAGGCCATAACGGTAACGTATATATTACTCGTGGCGAGGAATACGATGTTTTGCAGCAGGGCTATATGGCTGATGGCACGAGCTTTGATGAGGTGCTGTATCTTGATATGCTGCGTAATGACATTACGCTTAATGTCATGGACCTGCTGTATCAGCGCCGCAAATTGCCGCAGACTGAAGCTGGCGTTACAAGCATTATTAATGTTATCAATGACGCTTGTCGTAAGTATGCAAAGTTGGGCTTTATCGCTCCGGGCAAGTGGAACGGTGCCGAGTGCCTGAATCTGCAGACAGGTGATTACCTGCCTGATGGCTATCTGGTGCAGAGCGAGCCTATTTACGAACAGTCTCAGGCTGACCGTGACAAACGCAAGGCTCCACCGATTTATGTCTGCTGCAAACTGGCTGGTTCTATTGAATTTATTACCATCCAGGTTAATGTTAACCGCTAAGGAGGCTATCTGAATGGAATTAACAACTTACAGTTTTGCTGATCTGGCTGGCTCTATTAATCATCCGACGTTTGGCTCTTATCTCTTTGACGGTACTGGTGTAGGTTCTGTAATCGTCGCTAAGGCTACCGACCGCACTGCTCATGACATCGCCTCTGACGGTTCGGTCATGGTGTCCAAGATTGCGGGCAATAATGGCACCGTAACCATTGAATGTCAACAGGCCTCTGCTATCCATAAATGGCTGAGCGCCTGGTTTAATGCGTTGTGGCAACTGCCTACGAGTGAATGGGCAAGCACCAGCATGACGCTGCGTAATACCGCGATAGGTACACGCCATATTATCTCCGGCATCTCGCCGCAAAAAGAGCCAGACACTCCCTATCAGAGCCAAGGTCAGCGAGTGTCTTGGACGCTGATGTGTGCTGAGATTACAAATCTGCCGATTTGACGATGGAGGTCTGAATCATGCTAAAACAAAAAACACAAGTTGTGGAGGTGGCTGGCAAATCCTACCAGCTCACTAAGATGGACGCTCGCACAGGCAGCTATGTTGCTTTTAAAGTTGCGGGCGTGCTGGCGCCGTCTGGCGGCAAAACAGCCGAGATAGCTGCTGCTCTCATGGGTATGCCACGGAAGGATTTTGATGAACTGCAATCCCTGCTGCTGCGCACTGTTAATCGTTTGATTGATAACGGTAATGGTCAGCAGCTCCCCGAACCCGTCCTGACGGCTAAGGGAGATTTTGTTGATGAGGCTCTGGCGTATGATGCTGCCAGCGTTATCCAGCTGACTGTTCATGCGCTGATTTTTAACGTCGGAGGTTTTTTCGCCGCAGCCGGGTTGAATCTCCCGGCAGAATTGACGGGCAAGCCTACGAGCCGATGAGTTATCCGACGCTTGATGCTTTCGCCTTTGCTCCTGTTGTTGCAGGGCTTTGGCGGCAGCACGAGCTGAGTGATGGCACGTATGATTTTGATGACTTGCTTGACGCTCACGAGCTGTTGGCGGTCAAGGCAGAAAACGCACGGCGGATGCAGGACGCCATGAGAAAGGAGTAGGCTGATGAGCAATATATTAGAAGAATATCTTGTCCGCATCGGTGCAGAAGTCGACAAGGACGCTTTTGCCGGAGCTGCGAAAGCTATCAATAATCTATCCGGTATGCTCGGGAAATTAGGCTCTATCCTTAAATATGGCGCTATCTTTGCGGGGCTGGCAAAGGTTACGGAAGCTGTCATTGATAACATTAAGGCTGTGGCCAGCGCAGATTTGGAATACCAAAAGCTGGCGCAGTCAATGTGGGTGACAAAGGACACAGCAAAAACCTTGAGTGTGGTCCTGAAAACCATGGGCGCATCGCAGGAGGATGTAGCGTGGGTGCCGGAGCTGCGTGAGCAGTTTTTCCGCCTGCGTCAGGAGATGGCAGAGCTGTCTACTCCTGCAGATGCTGACGGACAATTAGCCTGGATCCGTGAGATTGGTTATGACGTGCAAAGTCTGCAGCTCAAATTAAAAATGTTTAAGGAATGGGTGGTCTATTACCTTATCAAAGAGCTGCAGCCCTACATCAAAGAATTTCAGGAATTTATCCGCTGGCTCAATGATAAATTTGGCAAGAGCTTGCCTGCGCTGGCACGTAAGGTAGCCAGCGTGCTGGCGAGTGTTGTGCGTGTAGCAATGTCGCTGGTTAAGGCTCTAAAATGGCTATTCGAGGGCATTTACAATTTTATTGATGCGTTGCCGAGTAAAACAAAGGCTTTAGTAGCTGTGTTTGCTGTTGTTGGTGCTGCCATCATGGCAGGCCCGTTTGGCCTGATGATGATGGCCATCGGCACTGCACTCATCATGCTGGAGGATTTCTTTGGTTATCTTGAGGGGCGCGAGAGTAGCAATACATTAAAGCCGCTCTGGAAATGGCTCACGGATGAGAATAATCCATTGCGCCGTCTTATTGAAAAGCTTGAGGAAGGCATTGCCTTTATCCTTGCCAAGCTTACAGAGCTGTTTGAGAAAGTCTTTACCGAAGAACGTCAGGAGAAGCTCAAAAAGACGGTAGCTAATATGGCTAAGGGCGTTGCTGAAATTGCCGAAGGTCTGGCCACGATTGTTGAGAGTATTTTCGGCAAAAAATATCCTGTTGTGAAAAAATTCTGGGACTTCTTCCTGACAGCCGTTGGTAAGGTTGTAGATAAGGTGCTCACGCTGACCAATAGTATGGGACATCTTATGCGTGCTTTGGGTAAAGCTATGCAGGGCGATTTCAAGGGAGCGCGTGAGGAATTTATCAATGCGGCTGCTGATGAAAATGCAACAGGCGAGCGGTCTAAATATATCCAGCAAAAGCTTATGTCGATGGGCTTTAGTGCTTCTGCTGCCGCTGGTGTTGTAGGCAACCTTGTCCAGGAATCTGGCTTGCGCACGGATGCTATCGGTGATAATGGAACATCTGGCGGTTTAGCTCAGTGGCACAATGAACGCTTAGATGCTCTTAAGCGTTTTGCTGCTGCGCGTGGTAAAAAGTGGACTGACCTTGACACGCAGATTGAATTTTTAGCTAGAGAAATGCGCACGTCCTACGCTGATACTTACGCTAAAATGCAAAGCGCTGAATTGCCGGAGATAGCTGGCCAGATTATGACGGACGAATATGAAATTCCTGATCCTGCGTCTGCTAATTATGCTCAACGTCAAGCTAATGCTCGTGCTGCCTATGAAGCTATGCGGTCTGGCAATAAACAAGCGGATGATTATCACGGCGACGGTGGCGGCGGGTATAACAGCCTTGTTGCTCCTACGAGCTATGCTGCAGGTTTTGCTGCCGGTGGTACTGTCGGTCTTATGCCGAGTAATAATACGGCAAATTATAACGGCGGAGTTGTAAATGTTGGCGGCATCGTGGTTAATTGTGGTAATGTTAATGATCCTCAGGGCGTGGCTAAGGCTGTGGAAGGAACGATGGAAGATTTTGCCCAGCGTCTGGCAGCGCATAACGGAGGGACGGTGTTTGTATGAGCTTAATGGGCACAATGAACACTTTAAATGGTATCTGGGGCGCTAATAATCTGGTTGCTAAGCTCACGGGCAATAAATCATTTAAGACTAATGATGGTTATAGTCCATCTGTTTGGGGCAGTGGGCTAGGAGCACAACAGGTGCTTATGGTTAAAACGAACATTGGTGGCTATTTTTTTGATGCTGTTTTTAGCGTTGATACTGAACATAGCCTGACGGTTACCCAGCATCCTGTGCAGACTGGCGCAAATATCAGCGACCATGCTTTTGTAAATCCTATCCGTATGACGATGCAGATTGGCGTATCTGATGCCATGGCTTATCGTGTTGGTGCTGATTATGGTGGTGATGGCGGCACAAAATCTGTACAGGCCTATCGCTTGCTCTGCAAGCTGCAGGAACTGCGTATACCCATGCAGGTTGTTACGCGTCTGAACACGTACCAGAATATGCTTATTGAGAGCATTGATGTGAGCGACGATGTGTCGACGCTATGCGCGCTCAAGGCTACTGTGAATCTTGTGCAGGTGCTGGTGGTTAATGTTGGGACCGAAAAGGTTTCGGCGCGTCAGTGGACTACAGGTGCACAGCGCAAATCGCAGGAAGTGCAGCCTAAAGACAACAGCACGATTTTGCGCAAAGTAGAAAAGGGCACAGGTCTGGAGGTGAAGTGGTAATGAGCTATTATGAAATACCATTGACTACCACGCCTTTCGATCAGAAGACTTTTAAGCTGACGCTGGATGGCGAGCGTAACATCAACATCCTGCTGAAGCTACGCTATTATGATTTGTACGAGTTGTGGGTGGCTGATGTCTGCGACAATAGCACAGGCGAAGAGTTGATTACAGGCATGCCGCTCGTTCCCGGCATTGATTTGTTAGGTCAGTACGCTTACCTGAATATTGGCAGCGCTCAAATCGTGGCTGTTGGGCCTACCACGCAAGAGCAGCCGGATAATGAGACACTAGGCTCAGCCTGGGTGCTTTTGTGGGGTGATGGCTCATGAGCAGTTATCTGTGGATGCGCAAGTGGAAAATCCTTGTTGTGGATGATCAGGACAAGGAGGCCCTGAATGTTTCTGACCTGCATGTGAAGTTTACTGTCAAAAAATCTCGGGAAATAAACAACTATTCCACCGTGGAAATTTACAATCTTACTGCAGCAACCGAGCAGAAAATCCTTAAGGAAGGCGACCGTATCATCATTGAAGCCGGTTATGAAGGCTATCTGACTACATCTGCAGATGGCTCTGTCAAGGAAGCAAAGGATGCTGAAGGCAATACTCAAGAGAAACAGTATGGCGTTATTTTCGACGGAAAAATTATTTATCCGTCCCGACGCAAGGAGAATAATACGGACTACGTGCTGTCGCTTCTGTGCGTGGACGGAGCTAATGTCCTTGGGAAAAATTTTATTGCCAAAACCTTAAACAAGGGCGTTAATCAACGTCAGATTTTGGATGCGGTCTGTGAAAAGTCAAAAACCAAAATACCTACGAATAGTATTACTCAGGGCCTGTCCGGGCAAAAGCTGCCGCGGGGTAAGGTTATTTTTGGCGAGCCTAAAGAGTATATCTCCGATATCGCCCGCGGTAACGGTGCGAGCTATTGGGTGAATGACGGCAAGTTGAACATGATTAAGCTTGCTGACGCTGCCAAGCATGAAGCCATCGTGCAAACGCCTACTACAGGTCTTGTCGGTATGCCGACACAGACACAGTACGGTGCAAATTTTAAACTGCTGCTGAATCCTGCTGTACAGATGTGGTCGCTTGTCCAACTTAAAAACAGCGAGATTGCGGAAGCGCAGGTCACGCCTGGTCAGGCGCAGATGCCGCTTGACGATGAATGGATCTATCAGGTAATCGAGCTGACGCATACTGGAGATACGAAGGGTAATGATTGGTATACATCATGTACGGCTGTATCGCGCTATGGTAAGGGCGTACTGCCTGCACTCATGGCCAACAATTCGCAAAATCCGAACGGAGTGTGATTTTATGATTGATTTGAATTTGCGCACGCCGAACGTCGAACGGCAGGGAGAATTGGATGCTCGTGCCGCTGCAATCAAGACGCGCGTGTGCATGCCTGGCATTATCCAAAGCTTTGACGCGGCCGCTCAGACTGTTACTGTGCAACCAGCGCTGCGAGAAAAAATGCTTGCAGACGGTGATGAATCATGGATAGATATTCCTTTGCTGGTCGACGTGCCTATTGTCGTGCCACGCGCCGGAGGTTATGCGCTGACGCTGCCTATACAGGCAGGTGATGAGTGTCTTGTGGTGTTTGGCGATATGTGCATGGATGGCTGGTGGCAGAGCGGAGGCGTGCAGAACCAAGTTGAATGTCGCAGGCATGACCTGTCTGATGGTTTTGCTATTATCGGCGTGTGGTCGCAGCCTAGAGTAATCCCTGGCTACAGCACAGGCTCTGCTCAGCTACGCAATGATGCAGGCAGTGCTTACGTAGAGCTTGCCGGAGATACGATTAACATCGTAGGCGGCACGGTAAACATTAAAGCAGGGCGGGTGAATATCAATGAGTAATGCAACGCGCTTAGGCGATTTGGATACCGGTCATGATGCCTGCGCTCCGACAGTGCTCGTATCGGCCAGCCCTAACGTATATATCAACGGCCGCGCTGCAGGCCGTGTGGGGGACAGCTATGCACCGCATGGGTGCGTAGCGCATCCGACGCATAGCGGCGTCATCGCCAGCGGCAGCAGCTCCGTATACATCAACGGCAAGGCTGCAGGGCGCATTGGTGATTCCGTGAGCTGTGGTGGCACTGTGGCCGAAGGCAGCATCAATGTGTTTATTGGAGGCTGATATGCAGGTTAGACGTTTAGACGACAATTGGGACTACTGCTTTGGCCGTGGCTCTCAAAATTACATCAGCGGCATCGAAGCTGTCGGGCAGGCGATAAAGCAGCGCCTGCTCTTGCTTTATGCCGAATGGTGGGAAGACCTAAAAGATGGGCTGCCGTTGTGGGAGCAAATCTTAGGCACGTCCGGCAGCAAAGAGAACAGGCAGGCTGTGGATATTATTATCCGTGACCGTATAAGCGGCACGGAAGGCGTGCAGTCTGTTACATCTTTTGAATCATCTTTTGAACGCAGACATTATAAATTCACAGCGAGAGTAGAGACCATCTATGGCTCGCTGACTATTAGTAGTGAGGAGGTGCAGATGTGACGTATTTTAAGCCTTATGTTGATAGTACGGGTCTACACATCCCTACCTACAACGATATTTTAGAGGATATGATTGCCGCTATGAAGCAAATCTACGGTGATGATATCTATCTGGATAACAGCTCGCCTGATTACCAGCTGCTGTCCATTTTTGCTCTCAAACAAAGCGATACGCTGCAGGCTATGGCTTATGCCTATAACGCACGCTCGCCTGAAACGGCTATCGGTGCGTCGCTGGACAGCGTAGTCAAACTGAACGGCATTAAGCGCAAGGCTGCCAGTCAAAGCACGTGTCAGGTAAAAATCACCGGTACGCCGTTTACACAAATCGTTGACGGTGCTGTGCGTGATCGCGCTGGCCTGACGTGGGACTTGCCCTCAAGCGTGGTTATTGATTCCAGCGGTATGACATACACAGTTGCGACCTGTCGCACGGCGGGAGCTGTGAGCGCTCTGGCTGGCGATATAGCGCAGATTGAAACGCCGACTTACGGCTGGGTGTCTGTGACGAATGAAGTTGCTGCAGTGCTGGGTAATGCGCAGGAGACGGATGCGCAGCTGCGCGAACGTCAGACGATTAGCACTGCGAATCCGTCGCAGACGATGCTGGACGGGACTAAAGGCGCGATTGCTGCTCTTAAAAATGTTTCCCGCTACGCTGTGTACGAGAACGATACCAACGTCAGCTCTGTAACGGATGATAATCCGTATGGCCTGCCAGCTCACTCCGTGACCTGTGTGGTCGAGGGAGGGACGGATGAAGACGTGGCTGAAGCGATATTTTTGCATAAAGGCATCGGGTGTTACACGAACGGCGATGTTGAAGTGCAGTATACCGACCAAAACGATTATATAAACCGTGTGCGATTTTTCCGCCCTGTCTATAAGGATATTTTTGTTAAAGTCGTAATCAAAAAATATACAGGCTATATCTCCACTATGACTGTCAAAGTACGCGAAGCTGTTTTTAATTATCTGGCCGCGCTGACTATTGGCAGTGACGTATCTGCTTCGGTGCTGAGCAACATCATTACTGATTGTAATCCCTCGCTCACCAAGCCGATTTTTGGCATTAAGGATCTGAAGCTAGGCTTGAGCAAGTCGTCCATGGCAGCGCAGGACATTGACATCGGCTTTAAAGAGATTCCGAATCCTTCGTATGCGAACATTGAGGTGACGCTGGAATGATAATGATGCAGAATCTTGATTATTATAAGCGCCTGGTTACGAACGAATATCGCCACAGCCCACGCTTTACGGCAATGGTGCAAAAGCTCGTTAATTATGGCCTAGATATTGATGACAGCATCAATAATATGCTACTGGCGTTTGAGGTCGACAATGCCAGTGCTACTCAGCTTGATATTTTAGGGCAGATTGTTGGTGTAAGCCGCCAACTGAAATTTGAGCCGTCTGCTGCTGCCATTGGTGAGGTTATTTGTCCATCGCCAGCAGAAATGGCAAGCGGTGAGGTTTATCCGATAATTTATACGCCTACGCCTGACAAATTGGCGAGCACGCCCATCCTTGCAGGTTATCCGCCGGCGGAAATGGGCGTGGGCAATCTGCTGGATGACGAAGTTTTCAGGCTGATGATTAAGGCCCGCATTATCCAGAACACATGGAATGGCACAATTGGGGAGCTATACGATTTGTGGGACGCTGTTATGGGCGCTAATAAAAAACTGTCCATCGAGGACTTGCAGGATATGAGTTACAACATTGTGCTGCAGGGCGATTACACGCAGCTTGAGGAAGAGCTCATCATCCATGCTTACGTTATCCCAAAGCCGGAAGGCGTGCGTATCAATGTGCTGACGTTTGTATCAACAGACGGCTTGCCTTTGTTTAGCTATGATTATAATACTATGCGTTACAGTGGCTATGAGAGCCATTGGGCAGAAGCAGAAAAGGGGGAATTGATAAATGGCTAGTAGTAATTTTAAGGTTTTTGCTGAAGCCGTGGCAGCGCTGAATGTTGTGAGCGACGCAGAGTATGCTACAGATCCACAGCGCATTAACGGTGTTGTGCCCGGCCTTGCTTCAGCGGATCTGCATAATAAATTATACAAGCAGGCCACGATTATGGCCGCTGCGCTGGCACAGGTGCTCGTGGAGCAGGGGCAGGACGCTATGGACAGCGATTATGCTGCGCTTGTAGCATCACTGAAAAAATCGTTGGTGTTGTCGCTGAATGGGGAGAAGCCCGATAAAAATGGCAACATCCAGAAAAATTTTGTCTATAGCGTTGAGGGGAAAAAACCGGATAGCAGCGGCAATGTGTCTTTGAATATCGATTATCTCAACGCGATGAGCTTTGTCGGCTCTGTGGTAATCACCCGAGACAACATCAATCCCGGCACAAGACTTGGCGGCACGTGGCAGCTGCTGCAAAGCGGCCGCTATATTCGCACTGCCGGCGCAGGTTATCCCGGCGGAACGATGGGTGGCAGTGATGGATTTACGTTGGGCGTGAACAATCTGCCTGCGCATAGCCACGATGCTACAATTTATGGCGTGACCAATTTTGAAGGCTCGTTTATTGGAGCTAACCAAGTAGGTTTAGATGGTGGCAAAACTACAGGCTGTTTTAAGCGCACAGGCGAATGGGCTGGCACATGTGCGCATAAAGGGGATGCTCGTGAGGTAATAAAATTTTCTGGCAACCATACGCATCAAATAACCATCCAATCTACTGGCAATGGAGAAAAAGTAACTTTTGAGCCGGCTTATCTGTGTTTATACTTTTGGGTGCGTACTGCGTGAGGTGAAGTAAATGAGTAATGCAAGAATACAGTTTAGCCTGGCGAGTGAGGAAGTGTGGAACGCATATAATCCTTTTCTCAAAGAAGGCGAAATCGTCACTGTCTTAAAGGCTAATAAAAAAGTTAAATTTGTGCAGGGCAAGGTCGGCGGCTCAACGTACAGTGAGAGCACTGTAATTTGGGACGAAGACACTGCAGAAACAACCATGAGCCGTGCGGAGGCTGCTGCTGTCACTGCGACGGCACAGGCGAATGCTGCCAGCGCTAGCGCATCAAAAGCTGCTGCATCTCAAGCAGCTGCAGCAACGTCTGCAATGAACGCTAAGGCAAGCGAAAACGCTGCCAAAACTGGCGAGACAAATGCTAAAGCAAGTGCGACTGCCGCGGCGGCCAGTGAGACAGCAGCAAAGGCCAGTGAGACAGCAGCAAAGGCCAGTGAGACAGCAGCAAAGGCCAGTGAGACGGCAGCTAAGGCCAGTGAGACTGCCGCAAAGGCCAGTGAGACAAATGCTAAAGCAAGTGAGACGGCTGCTAAAAACAGTGCCACGTCTGCTGCGTCCTTTGCGTCAACTGCAAGCACGCAGGCGGGTAATGCGGCGGATAGTGCGACAAATGCCCATAATTCGGAATTGGCGGCGGCTGCCAGCGTGACGGCCGCAAAGGACTACATGGACAATGCTAAGAATTATAGCGAAAATGTCAATGTGTTCTTACCTAGTGTATCTTCTGATGGTGTCTTGAGTTGGACGAATAAAGCTGGACTGCCCAATCCTGCCAGTGTAAATATTAAAGGTGCTAAGGGTGACCAAGGTTTACAAGGTGTGCAGGGTGTACAGGGCGTCAAAGGCGATAAAGGTGACAAGGGTGATAAAGGCGATACAGGTGCTAAGGGTGACCAAGGTTTACAAGGTGCTACAGGTGCTGCTGCAACTATCAGGATTGGTAGCGTGACTACCGGTGCCGCGGGAAGCAATGCAAGTGTTACCAATAGTGGCACTACCAGTGATGTGGTGTTGAACTTTACGTTACCCAGGGGTAAAGATGGCACAGGTGGGGGAGGGGGCACTGTTACTGTGGATGATGAATTGTCTGACACATCTACGAACCCTGTGCAGAATAAAGTTGTAAAAATGAACCTTGATGCGCTTGCTAATGGATTAGAGGCAGTCAGCAATCAAATTCCTACCAAGGTATCCGCTTTGGAGAATGATGCAGGCTATCTGACACAGCATCAGTCACTTGCTGATTATGCTAAAAAGACTTCTGCTAACGCATGGCCCTTGCGACAAACATTTACGGAAGTAGCAATTAAATCTGAATACTATGATTCTTCTCTGGTACGTGGAACAAGTGATACACCTACCCGCTCCATAATGTACTATATAGCAACAGGGGCATTTACCCTTAACCTCCACACCCTTGCAGTATCTTTAGGAGCTTCAAGGTCTACGGTGTTTACTGCATATATTGAATCCTCTGCTGACTATCCACTGTCTATCACTGGTGTAGAAACGCTTAAATACATAGGTGCTGCGTCTGATTTAGCCATTACAAGTACGGGCCTGTTGTTGAATATTTTACTGACGAAATATACTAATGGGTCTGTTATTAGCATTGTACAAGCATCTAAGTTATCGTGAGGTAAGCAATATGGGACTTAATCGTATGATGATGACGCTGAAAAAGGGTAATGTTGCAGATGGTAGCAAGTTTTGGCCTGCCGGCAAAGATGGCGAAATAGGTTTTTTTACTGTTCCACCGGGTATTAAAAGAATCAAAGTATTTGCAGAAGTTTATTATGCTGAAGGGGACCCGGATATTTATTTTTATGCTAGTATAACATGTGTCTCAAATTCTACTAATAAAGTATGGGGAGAAGGGGGCTCCGCAACTAATGATGAAGCAGAGAACGTGGGGCATGAAAATATTAATTCTATTGTAGGTGTAACACCAAATAAAACATATGTATTAAATTTTGACTGTGCTAAGACATCGGGTGTAACTTTTTCGTGGGGGCAAGCAATAAATGACATGCCACCTACAGTTGAAGATTATTAAGCAAATGAGGAACAAAATGCAAACAAAATATAAATACAAAGACAAAACATATACTGACATCTCATCCTTGGCAGAAGCCTTAGGGCAGGACGGTATCTTTATCCCCCTCTCTAGCTCCGAAGAAACCCTTTGCGAATTAGGGGTTGAAGTGACACACGAGGAAGAACCGATTGAGTATTCTAAGAAGCGCAAAATCACAATTTTAAAGATGCAACGTGACAAAGCAGAAGTAGAACCAATTGAATACCAGGGGCACTCTTTTGATTTTGACAGCAAGTCCTATGAGCGCATTACGGCGGCCATCTATGCGCTGGACCTGCAGGGTGAGACATCTACGATTAACTGGACGTTAGCAGACAACGGCAGCGCGCCGGTGACGGCCAATGACTTGCGCGGAGTGATAGCGGCGGCGGCGGTAAGGAGTGACGCATTGCACACGGCTTATCGCGCGCTTAAATCACAAGTGCAAGCGGCGGAAACGGTAGATGACGTAAACAATATCACGTGGCCGGAGGATTAGAATGCAAGAAGTAATAGTTGAAATTTTGAGTACGCTGGTGAGCCTGCTGCTGGGCGGCCTGGCTGGTTATGTGCTGGCTTATGTGACGGGGCTCCGCGCCGTCCGCAAGGGCATGCAGCTTATCCTGCGTGCCTCCCTTAACGACATGTACGTCAGGTTCCAGCGGACGCCGCCCACTGCCGAAGAAAAACTGATCTGGCAGGAAATGTACGGCGTCTATGAGCATCTGGCGGACAACGGCGTCATGAGCGCCAAGCATGAAGCCGTTCTCCACATGCCGGAAGAGGTACGGGAATGAAAGGCATCCACGGGGTGCTGTTGAGCCTTATGGGCTCCCTGGGCCGTATGAAGGTCCGAGGCCTGCCCCGGGCCCTGGTAATCGTGCTGGTGCTGCTGATCATCGGCAGTATCTTTTTGTATTGGGCCGGCTGGATCTGGCTGTGGGCGGTACTGGGCAGGGTGGACCTCCCTGCCCTTAATACGCTTCTGCAGACGCTGACAGGAGCGTCCTTCATCGCGGCCATTGGCTTTATTGGAAAAAGCCTCATTGATTTTGATGGAGATGGGGTGCCGGACCCTTGGGAAAAGGAGGTAAAGGAAAACGACAATGAAAAGAGTAACATTGAAAGACATCCGGACGATGGCTGAAGCTGCCAGGCCTCAGCTGTGGATGGACGCCAGGGGAATACATCGAGATGTAAAAGTGTACCTACATTGGACAGCTGGCCGCTACGGTCAGATGTACGATGATTATCACATTAATATCGACAAGGACGGGAGCCTGTGGGCCAGCACCGACGACTTTACGGACGTCCTGTCCCATACCTGGCACCGGAACACGGGCAGTATCGGGGTCACGCTCTGCTGCTGTTACCAGGCTGCGAGCAACGCACTGGGGCCGTACCCGCCCACAGTGGCTCAGATCGAGGCCATGGCCCAGGTGGTGGCCGTCCTGGCGAAAGCCCTGTGGCTGACCATCGACCGGGATCGGATTATGACCCATGCAGAGGCCGCTGACAACCTTGACGGCCTGCTGCCGGAAGGGGACGAGTACGGCCCCCAGACTACCTGCGAGCGCTGGGATCTGCAGTACCTGGGGACCGACGAGAGCCCAGAGTGGACCGTCGACTATGACGACCCTCGGACCGGGGGCAACGTGTTGAGGGGTAAGGCTATCTGGTACAGACAGCAGATGGAGGAGTGAGGCCTATGCTATCCCTACAGGACCCGAAGGCCCGGAAAACGGCCCTTATCATAGTGGGTGCGTGCTTGATCGGCCTCGTCGCGGGGAGGATTTACGGCTGCCATAGAGAACGTCAAAAAGAGCAGCCAACTGTGATGCCCTATCAGGACACAACGGATCCGGTCAAGGCTGCTGACAAGCTCAAGCTGTCCGATGACTCCGCCAGGGCGGTGTCCAAAGAGATCTACCGGATCCAGCAGACACAGCCGACGCCCCAGGTTACCTACTATGTCCAGGCTCCGGATCTGACGAGCGGAGCGGAGACCGTGGCCCGTGACATCAAGGATTACATTTCCGAGGGCAGGGGGTGAGCGGATGTGCAGATTACTAATGTGCAGTCTTTTGCGGTGCGCGCGTTGGGGACTGTTCTTGCCCTTGCTGTGCTTGCTGGTGCTTTTGCCTGCGGCTACTTCCTGGGCCTCCGAAACGCCGGCGACGTATCAGATCACGGCGGCGGAGCTGACCGAACTGCAGGACAACTTGAGCAGGCTACAGCTAATCAACGACAGCTTACGTCAGACTTGCGGACAGCAGCAGAACAGGCTCGTGGACTTGGCGACAGCATTGAACAGGGCCGAGCAGCAGTTAGCGACGGCGCAGCGGCAGCAGACCGCATTGCAGCTGCAAATTCAGACATTACAGGACAGGTCGACGAAGCAGGAACAATTATTGAACGAAGCCAACGAATCCTTCAGGAAATACGCAGCCGATCAGAAGCGGACCAGGGTGCGAATTAAGGCACAGAGGAACACCTGGACCGCGGCGGCCGGAATCCTGGCCGCGGGGCTTGCGCTGAAATAAAGGCACAAATTGATTAAGGACAGAAATCTTACTTTTTCTGTCCTTATTTTTTGTTTTCTTTTATGCTTTCCGCCAAACCGCTTGACTTTTAATTTAAAGTGCAGTAATATATAAATGTACGAGGAAAGTATAGGCGGTTTGACCGAGCTTACTTTTCAAGCAAGGGCTTATCTGAGCTGTAACTCAGATAGGCCTTTTCTTCATGTCGTTCTGTCTTGGGACAGATAGACAACCAACTAATTGAGTTCTGCCGCAGCATTGAGATCAAACAGCATGGCATGATCCGCTTTCAAAAGTGTTCCTTCAATAATGATATATGAACGCAAATAAAAAATCTGTGAACGCAAATAAAAATCTGTGAACGCGAAGCCGCATATAACAAAGCCTCCGGGACCGCCCTGGGGGCTTTATTTTTTTTGCAATTAAAATCAGTAAGTGCAAAAAAATTGCAATTCTTGTTCTTAATTGTCAATTCCTAGGAGGTATGTTTGTATGGCACGCAGTTAAAAAATGGCGGCTACGAAACCACGAGAGAAATTGAAGCGCGGAACCTGCGGAGCGCACAGAAAAAGGCCCGCGAAATTGAGAACGGTTGCTGCTACGGCTCCATGAGCCTGCGTGAAATTTGGGAGGTGAGGGAGGCATAAGACCGGCACAAGCGCCGGTCGTTTTTCTTCCTTATTAAAATGTATCTAAATCAATTTAATTCTATCTAAACCTCACTTTTCACAAATTCATTCACAGGCGTCGCCTGCCAAACGACACGATGCGCACGCCGTCTGGGCTGGCGTTCCCTGCCTGAAATAAAGGTTATCAAGACGGAAGAATAAGGCTTGACTTTTCAATTCTATCTAAAGAAATCCCCGGAGACCGCATAAATTGGGGCTTCCGGGGTTTTTCTTTATCTATTTCTATCTAATTCGATTACCGGCTTTATACCTGGCAGTTTTCATCAATTCGTCACAGAGACCAGAAATTCATTCACAAAATTAATCATTTTTTACAGAGCTTAGCAAACCGCGCCATACTGCGCTCATGGGTGCCCTGCATCGGCAGCGCGTAGGTCGTCCGGGTGAAGTTGCTGTTTGTGTGGCCCAGGATTTCCGTCACGTCCTCGATCGGCGCTCCGGCGTACCGCAGGTTGGATCCGAAAGAGTGCCGGAAGTCATGGAGCCGCATCCCGGCCAGCTCCGGGTGCTTGCTGATCAGCGGCTTCATCTCAGGGGACTGCTTGAACCGCTTCCATTGCCGTTCCACATATTCTTTGGCGTGGGGCCGGCCATCTTTGGGGAACACAAAAAAGAATCCGCTTTCATCCCATGGCGCATCGCCGTCTAAGAAACAGGGGTTCTTTTTGGCCTCCATACGGGCCTGCAGGGCCGCTTTACGGCATGACTTGATAAAAGCCTTGTACTCTTTAATTTCGCGGCGCACAGCGGGAATCAGGGGCACCACGCGAGCTGCTGCTTTGGTCTTTAATGGCTGCAGGCTCGGTGCGCTGTCGGCCCGCAGGAAATTGTACCGCACCTGGACGTGATCCGCGGTCACATCCTTATCCTGCAGACCGCAGATCTCTGAAATCCGGAGCCCGCACATCCCGGCCAACAGCAGCGGGATGTACAGCTGGCTGTACCGGTAGGTTTTGGCAGTCTGCAGAATTTCCTGCAGCAGATCTATCTGCACATGCATACCGGCGGGTTCGGCCCGCTCCGGCAGCTTCAGGTTCCGGGCCGGGGACTTGATGATCATATCGTTATCTGCGGCCCATGTGAAGGCTGCCTTGACCAGGGAGATGAGGGTGCGGTGGGTACACGTGGCCACCGGTTCCTGGAGCACAGCCTGGCGGTAGGCTTCCATGTGCATGGTGGTGGTATCCCGGGCGGGGATATCCGGCAGCAGGCGCTTGATGTGGTTCACGGCGCTGCGGTAAGTTTTGGCTGTTGTTTTCCGGATGCCCTTGGTGGCCATGTACCGGTCCAGGAGCTCATGGTTCCGGATCCGCGTCAGTGTGTCGGCCTTATTGCTGGCTACGAACACACGGAGCTCTGCTTCGTCCATTAGGGCGTCACTGCGGCTTTTGCGGCCGTGTTTGCTGGTGACGTAGGTGTAGTTTCCTTTTTCGTTTTTCTGGCCGGTTGAGATCCTGGCGTACCACAGGCCGTTTGGGTTTTTGAATACTGACATGTTTACCTCTTTTCCGGAGCGCCTGCCTATGGTATAATAAAAAGGCAGGCAACTCCTTTTTGTCTTTCGTTAAACTTAAAATGCGTAGTCTGCATGACCGTCCGGTGTGCCAGCACCGGACGGTCATTTTTTTTGTATTGAGTAGATCGTTTGATTTTCAAACGATTTTTAAGGTGTCGGCCATCAGTCGTGGTGCGGGTTTGTTTTTTTGAGGTCAGTATCCATGCGGCTTTCAGAGCCTGCTTTTTGAGTAAAATTTAGAAGTGATGGCCGTGCGTCAACCATGCGGGTTTGCGTGTGGTTGATGGGTGTTACTCGAAAGACTCGACAAAATTGGCGAGTTAAGAACAAAAAACCAATCATGGATGGTTGTTAGTAAAAAATGTTATCTTTGCAAATCTTTTTAAATTCTGACAATGTCATAACTCTGATTTTGCCTTGGTAATGAACGCGTGCAGGCCAATGCACATCGCTGGCCATAATCAGCGGAGCGGCATAGCATCTACATCCTTTTGCAGTTCCGGCATGGCGTTTTGTTCCGGGGCCGTTTCCGATTAGCAGTTCTGCGTTGGGAGCTTCGTTATAATTTACAATTACCCCTTGCAGGTTTTTGTGGCTTGGCCTTACCCTGGAGTCCTGACATGTTTCCCATATATACCAATGGATTCCTGCTTCTCTGACTCTGGCTTTACTGAAAGTAAAAGTATTGTAATTTTCCGATCCAGTGAGGCGTTTGGCTTCTTTTCGGAGAAGTGCATCACTTTCTCGTGCTTGCTGCCCATGTGCCTGCTCGAATGCTTCTCGCCATGTCTTGGGGTTTGGTAGCGGATTTGATTGTGACTTACTGCCAACTAAGGAAATTAACTTTTTATAAAGTCGTTTTAACATGTCGGTTCCTCGCCACTACGCGGATGTGGCTTTTTCCTTTTCAATATATTCAGGGTTCAACGTGAGACTTTTTACCGCTCCGAGCGCAATCGCGCGACCCGTATCATTAAGTTTATGGAAATCATCCAGGAGCGCCTGATCAGCAGTTGTGAGCACAGGGAGTTGAGTTGGCGGCTCTTTAATGCTTCCGCCCATTAACCATGCGGGGGACACTTCAAGTGCTCTGGCTATGTAAAATGTATTATTCTGTTTTGGCAGGTAACGTCCGGAAAGGTACGAGCTAATAGCTGACTTTCCGATGCCAGTCATCCGGACCAACTCTGCGGCTGTTACATTTTTTTCATTCATTGCCTGCCGCATCCGTGTAGCGAATATATTGTTGGTCATGATCAAATCCTCCTTGGTGACAATATACCATCTTTGTACAGAAAACGCAACAAAAAAACGTGCAAAATGTAAAAAAAGTTTAGAAATATGGAAAATCAACCTTGCGTTATTTTACAGCGTATGTTATCATGAGTTCAGAAACCTGAACGAAAGGAGGGCTATAAGTGTATTCGTATAACAAGTTGTTGGGTAAAATTAAAGAAATCTTTGGAACGCAGGACGCATTTGCAGAGGCTCTTGGAATGAACCGATCTGTGCTGTATTCCCGATTGAATGGATCCACGGAATGGAAGCAAGCGGAGATGCAACGAACGGTTGAGTTGTTTCATGAACCGATAGATATGGTCTGCGTTTATTTTTTTACCCTAAAAGTTTAGAAAACTGAACGAAAGGAGGAGGCCCATGAAAAAGGCAAAGGAAATTCCGCGGCGGATGTTGTACCCGCCCGGGGAGGCGTGCCAGCTGCTATGTTGCAGCATCAATTTTTTGAAGGCGGAGATTGCTGACGGGCATATCGGCTTTATTATCCGGAACAACCGGAAGCTGATCCCGGCCGCGGCGATCGAAAAATACATTGCAGAGAGGATGGCGCAGACATGAGGCCGACGAGATATGACTGCGGTGTGCAGCTGAACGTGTAAGGAGGCGGCAACGATGAAAAGCATTATTGCACTGGCAATCATTGCAATGCTGGCTATGGCGGTTTGTCCAGCGGAAACGGCAACCGTCCACGTCGTCCGGTACATTCCGGCAGGCGGCACCGTATGGGGAGCCGTTGAATCGGCAATGGCAGAAACCGGCGACACTCGTCCTGTCGACGAGGTGATGTATTACACCCGGCAACTTAATCCTACTATCAATGCAGGACTTGTCCAGCCGGGGACGCGGATTATCGTGCCATGTCAGGCAGATAGATGACGGGCAAAAAGCCCATAAGCGTCAAAGATGAAAAGGAGGTGGCAGCATGAACAGATGGCTTCACAAGCTTACAAAAAAAGAAATATGGCAATTACACCATGATGTTATCTGTGAAGATAGTCTTAAAAGATGCGTAATCAGCAAAGGCATTAACGAGGTTACCGATGAAACAGAAGTCGAGTGCAGTTTTTATGAAAATTGGGAAGATGGAAAGAAAAATTGCTATATCCCAACATCGTACACTTTTAAAGACTTTGACTATACAGATTGGGAAGCATCAGGTGGTGATTGGAATGACCAAGCAGAATATCGCACATGGTTGGCAAAGCGTTTTGGCGTTCCATATCTTGCAGATTTATTAGAACAAAAAGCAGGTGTTAAAGCGGATTTGGTTATGAAAATATTGGGGTGAGGTGGCAGAATGAGAAACATTGACGAAACCATTTTGGTGAATAAAAGTCTGCCGAAATCGTGGACTTGCCCTCGTTGTGGAAAACGCAACCTAATGGGAAAGTACAAGGAAGAAGAATTTATAGAACTTTTCAAGACCATGCAACATTGTGAGAAGTGCGGATATGTGCATATTTGGTTTCGGAAGCTGGATGATTTCATAAAAAAATACCGCTGATGTTGCAGCATCAGCGGCGGCGAATACAAAAGCGACGATAAATTTTTCAGATTTGTTAATTATACCACGCGGGCCGACGGACCGTCAACCACAGGCGCAGACGCAGAAGGGGTGAGGTGCTCTATCACTGGCGGCCCGCGTTCATGGAGGATATTGGAATGAAAATATACTATGTGTCACATCCCTACGGGGGTAAGCGGAAAAACGAGGCCAAGGCGGACGAGGTAGTGCGGGCTCTGCAGACCGAGTATCCGGATATTTGTTTCGTCAGCCCGGTGCACGCGATCCGGTGTCCGTATAGCAAAACAGACTACATCCAGGGGCTGGATTATTGCCTGGAGCTGCTCCGGCGCTGCGACGGCATCGTGATGTGTGGAAACTGGCAGGAAAGCGTTGGATGCGTATCTGAGTTTATTTTGGCGCGTGAAATCTGCAAAGATGTCAAGACTGCCGATGAGATGCTGGTCGGCACTGGATGGGACGAGGCATTTGCCTACGCACGAGGGGAGGAGTTCGCATGAGGTTGTTATCTCTGGCTCTGCAGAATTTTAAAGGGCACCAAGATCTGACGGTAAATTTTGGCAATATTACGATCATCTCCGGCGCCAATGGAACCGGGAAGACCAGCGTGTTTGACGCGTTCTGCTGGCTGCTGACCGGCAAAGATGGCCAGGGGCGTGTCTGTGGTACCGGACAGAAGGGTGAAGCTACCATCCGGCCCCGGCAGGCCGACGGGGAGTTGCTGCGGCAGGTTGAGGTGGCTGTCACCGGCAGGCTGGTGGACGATGACGGAGAGGCCCACACACTGCGGCGGGTTTTCTGCGAGGTGTATTCCGCAGACAAAAACTCCGGCGATAAAATTTTCAAGGGCAATACTACGAAATACTTTATCAACGATGAGCCGGTACCGGCAGCTCGGTATGATGCCTGGGTGAAGGAGAACATAGATCCTGACCGTATGAAGCTGACCAGTGACCCGGCGTATTTTCCGGGGCTTCCCTGGCAACAGCAGCGGGCGTTGTTACTGCAGATTGCCGGCGGCGTAGATGATGCGGCGGTGATCGCAGCCCATCCGGAATTAAAACCCTTGGAGGTTATGCTGGATAAACACGACCTTGAGGGCATCCGGTCCATGTCTGCGGCCCAGCTGAAGCTGGCCAACAAAGCAATAAAAGAGGGCGTGGTACGGATTGATCAGACTATGAAGCTGGCCGGGAACGTCACAGAATCCGATCTGGCGGCGCAAATTGCCAAGCAGGAGGAAATGGTCCAGGCGCAGGAAGAATTCGTCACACAGGCCGAATCCGCGCTTGCAAATGCCAAGTCCGGCGGGCGTGCGGTACAGGTCCAGAATGAAATGGAAGCGCTGCGGCTGAAACTGGGAGCCTGGGAGCAACGCCGGCATAACAAAATCACAGCAATCAAAGACGGGTTCCGGGCCCGGGCTATCGTTCTACAGGGAGACATCCGCTCTGCAGACGAGGCGATAATTAGAAAGCGTGCACAGATTGCCGTGCAGGCCGACCGGATCGCTGCTGCGGAAGTCCAGAAGGAGGAGCTGTACAAAGAGTACGATGCCGAATATGCACGGCAGTTTACTGCGACAGAGTGCCCCTTTTGCCATCAGGCATTGCCTGCAGACAAGGTTGAGGAGCTGCGGTCACATTTCAATACAGAAAAGAGCGGGAACCTGGAGGCGATAGTGGCCAAAGGAAAGCAGGTAGCGGCCCGGTTGGTTGAGCTGGGGAAGGAGCGCGACGCCCTGGTGCAAGCGGTAGAGGCTGACGAAAATAAAAAGGACGAAATTCAGAAGTCGCTTGATGGAATCCATAAAGAGGAGCAGGAGGCGCTGAGTGCGTTGCCGCAGCTGGAGGACGTGCCGGAGTTCCGGGACGACCGTTCCCGGCGGGATATGCTGGCGCGAGAGCTGGCAGACCTGAATGGTGGCACACAGCCTGACCTGGCGCCGTTGCAGAGGAACGTGGAAGAGGCGCGCAATATCCGCAGCCGGCTGCAGGCGAAGCTGGGCGAGATGCAGGCAAATCTGCGGACGCTGCAGGAGGTGACCGCACTGAGGAACGACCTGCAGACACAGCGGGAGAACGCGGATGCTGCTTCGGAGCGGCTGCGGCTGGTGACACAGTTTGTCATTGCCAAGTGCCGTATGCTGACCGACAAAGTTAACACGTTTTTCCCGGGGCTGGAATGGCGGCTTTTCCAGCAGAATGTAACGAATGACGATATTGTTGAAACCTGCGAGCTTACGATGCACGGCGTCGGGTACCGGGATTTGTCCCAGGGAGAGAAAATTCGTGCCGGCATGATTATCGTGGGGACCCTGCAGGAGAAGCTGCAGATCTTGAATCCGGTGTGGGTAGACGGCGCTGAAAGCATCACCTTTACACCGGAAGTAAAAAGTCAGTTGGTGCTGCTCAAGGCACAGGAAAACATTAAAGAATTGAAAATTGAGGAGGCATAAAAAATGGAAAATAAGCCGGTTGTTGCAAAAAATGTTGATTTATCTTTAACCAGCACGGAAGGCGCAAGAGCCTTGTACCAGATCGCAAACATGATGTCCGATTCGGATATCATTCCGGACACGTTTAAAAAGAAGCCTGCAAACGTGCTGATTGCGCTGAACATGGCTAACCGTCTGCAGGCGGATCCGCTCATGGTTATGCAGAACCTGTACATCGTTTACGGGAACCCTGGCTGGTCCTCTAAATTCCTGATTGCCTGCTTCAACACCTGCGGGCGGTTCAGCAGTATCAAATATGAGTTTTTCGGCACTCCCGGGAAGGACGATTACGGCTGCCGTGCCTATGCCACCGAGCTGGCAACGGGGGAAAAAGTCATGTCCATCGATGTGACCATGGGCATGGCTCATGCCGAGGACTGGGCTACGAAGAAAGGTTCTAAGTGGCAGACGATGCCGCAACTTATGCTCCAGTACCGGGCCGCCACGTTCTTGATCCGCACCGTCGCTCCGGAGATTTCCATGGGCTTGCAGACAGCTGAGGAATTGCACGAGGTCATCGATGTTACCCCTGTACCCGAAGACAGCAATAGCGTAGAGTCTGTGGCGGATCGCGTGGAGCGGGAAGCGTCAGAAGCTCCCACTCCGGTGGAAATGGAAGCCCCCAAGATGGCAGCTCCGCATGTGGAAGAGGCTGCACCCGCCCCGAAAAAGAGACCGTTTTAAGTGATTATCGATGTTTTGTCCAGCTCCAGTAAAGGGAATTGTTGTGCGTTGCGATGCGCCGACAGCGTCCTTTTGCTGGAAGCTGGCATCTCGCTATTCCGGCTCCGCAAAAAGTTGTCTACGGGCCTATCCCGCGTCGCTGGGTGCTTTGTGACGCACGAGCATGGGGATCATGCCGGGTATGTAGGACAGTATTGGCGGGCTGGGATCCCGGTTTATATGAGTGCAGGAACCCAGGCTCTCTTGAAAGTGGGGCATGCAATCCCGAAGCCCGGGAAAGCGCTACGTTTGAACGGATGGACGGTCACGGCCTTTAGGACAAAGCATGATGCAGCGGATCCTGTCGGCTACATTGTGGATTCTCCGGATGGAGAACGGGTGGTATTCGCGACGGATACCTACGTGCTGCCATACCTTTTCCCGCACGTGACGGTATGGATGCTGGAGTGCAACTATGAGCTGCCTATCCTGCAAGAAAACATCACGGCCGGTGCGGTGCATGAGGCCCAGGCAAAACGGATACTGCAAAGCCACATGTCGGTGGACCACGTGGCGGCGTTCCTGAAGACGCAGGACTTGTCCAAGACGCATGCCGTGTATCTGCTGCACGGTTCTGATCGGAATCTAAACAAGCAGGCCGCGGTGGATAAAATCCGCGGGGTAGTAGCGGTACCGGTGTACATGGAGGGAGTATGAAAGACACGCCGGAGAACAGAGTCAAGGACTCAATAAAGAAAATGCTGAAGGCCGACGGCTGGTTCGTGCAAAGTAACCCGCAGTTCGGTCCTTATGTGGTTCCTGGGCGGCCTGACATGGAAGCCTACAAAGGCGGCAGGGTTATCCTGATCGAGTGCAAGTCAAAGGACGGCCGGCAGAGCCCGGCACAGAAAAGGTACCAGGCTGCGGTGGCAGGTCATGCGCCGTACATCCTGGCCCGGTCCGTAGAGGACATTATGCCGTACATGACTACGGTGCAGAGTTTGTTTTAGGGAGGCGGTACCATGGCCGACGAGAAAGGCTGGATCAAGATCCACAGGTCTATTTTCCGGAACCCATGGATGCTGCGGCCTAACGTTTTAGCTGTCTGGATGTATATTTTGGGCCGCGTAAAATGGCGCCCGACGGACGTTGTGTTCGAGGGGAAACGTATTACGCTGCAGCCTGGCCAGGGGCTTTTTAAACTGCGGGAAATAGCGGCGGATTTACGGATTTCAAGAGGGACGCTTTTCCGTGTCATAGATGTGCTCAAAACCGAGACACAAATCGAGACACAGACAAGCCCTCGGAACACCGTTATTACCGTGGTTAATTGGGAAAAATATCAGCTTGCTGGGACACAAAATGGGACACAAGCGGGACACAAGCGGGACACAAGCGGGACACAAACGGGACACCTACCTATTATAGAAGAAGGGGAAGAAGGGGAAGAAGGGGAAGAAACACGCGCGCGATACGGCCCGCATTCCAATGTTTTTCTCACTGCAAAAGAATTGCAGCAGCTGCAGGAAAAATTCCCAGATTGGCAGCAAAAAATTGACCGGTTGTCGATGTATATGAAATCTTCCGGGAAAAAGTACGCAGACCACTTTGCGACCATCTGTTATTGGGCTGATCAGGACAGCAAGTCTGGGAAGGCCAGACGCCGGTTAAGCAAGGAGGATATTGATGACATACTCAGCTGAAACCATGAACGCCGTGCAACTGCTTTTTACAGCGTACCGGCTGGGGAAAGAAGAAGAAACGCAGGACGTGTATGCCAGTATGCTGGCTGATATTCCACCAAAACTTTTAAACAAAACGATAAAAAAATGTATTTGTGAACAAAAATTCCTGCCGGCCATAGCTGAAATACGGCAGGCGGCTATGTCGCTCATGGGAACGGTGGACCCGTCGCGCAAAGTCAAAACCTGGCAGGAGGCCCAGACCGAAATCAGCAAAGGGTTGAGCCGCACGTGGTTCGTTGGCTGCCTGGGCGAAGTTCCAGCCGACTATCCTGACTTCGGGCAGCCCTGCGAGCCCAAGTGGAGCACGCCGGAAATCAAAGCCGCGGTGGACAGCTACGGACTGGATAGTTTAAACCGCGTAATGGAGGACGATATGCCGACTGTCTGGGCACAGCTTCGGCGTGCCTACGATCAGGCGTGCCAGCGGAAAGATGAGGCTGCGGTGAACAGCTACGTGCTGGGGAAGGACGCGGGACGTATGCAGCAGCTGGTCGGTAGCATCGGCCTGCTGCCGGAGGAAAAGGAAGTGAAAGAAGATGCTGAATGACATTAAGGTTATGGGCCGTCTGACCAAAGACCCGGAGTTGAGGCAGACCCCGAACGGGACGGCTGTTGCCGGATTCACCCTGGCGGTGGACCGGGACTACAGAGACCAGCAAGGGAACCGGCCAACGGATTTCTTCGACATCGTTTGCTGGAAAGGAACGGCGGAACTGGCCAGCAAGTATCTGGCCAAAGGTCGGCTGATCGTCGTGTCCGGGAGACTGGAAACGAGAGATTACACCGACAAGAACGGAAACAAGCGCAGAGCCTATGAAATCATCTGCCAAAACTTCTACTTTGGGGACAGCGCGAAAGGCCAACAGCATCCCCCGCAACAGGGATTTCCTCAGGCACAGTATCCGCAACAGCAACCGGCCCAGCCACAGTACAAACAGCCGACGGCGTTTGACAACTTAGGCACCCAGGTTCCGTTCGACGAGGAAGTACCGTTCTAACCAAGCTGGGCGTTTGTAGCGTTAGTGTGGAGGTGGTTTTGATGCAGTTTATTTCGTTCAAGTTTTTAAACCCGCCGGAGGTCACTCCGATCGAGTACAGCTACCAGGCCGAGGGTGAGAATTGTTTCGGCGATGTGGTTAGAGTCCGGTGCGAAGAGCCGCCGGTACCTGAATTGATCGGACTGGTCAAGCAGTTGTCGATGCCGGTCATGCAGAAGATGTTCGGTGTGGACGTTGCGATGGCGCACCCGCCGTTCCATTTCGCGATGTATGGCATCGAGCTCCGGCAGGCCAGTAAGAAGTCCTGGACGGAGGAGGTGGCGTTCCATCTCATGTACGGGCTGCCTGATCACGAGGTCAAATCCAAGACGACGTTTTTCGGGCTATTTGACACCTATCATGGTGCGTACCCGAGGACCCGCGAAAACGAAAACCAGGACGTCCTGGGGCAAGACCTGACGTACACCGTCCGGCAGTTTATTGACCGGTCCATGGCGTACATCAACGGCGAACGTGCACAGACCGTGCTGGAATTTGCGGAGGATGCGGAACCGGAGGACGCGAAACATCAGGCGCTTCCTGGGTTTGGTTGCGACGGTGAAGCGACGGAGGCGTGACGATGAACGACAAAGAGGTCCGGAAACTGATCATCGAAACAGTGCGACGGACAGTTCCGTTGGTGCTGGCCCAGCGCCAGCCGCCACGGATGTCTGGGTACAAGGCAACGGAGCAGCGGCTGTATGCGTACCCGGTGCTCGTGGATAACGTGCATAATCGCTGGCCTGCAGACATCGAAGATCTGCGGCGGGAAAAGGTGACGGAGACCAGTAAGTCTATTGTGCGGTGGTCGGAGCAGGCTGGGGTGAAGCTCACTCCGGAAGAGCGCCAGGAGGGCCGTATTTTGGCGGTACAGGCCAAGCTGGAGCGCGACCGGCAGGAGCTAGCTGTTATGGACCGGGCCCTGAGCACGATCAAAATGAATGCCGATTACCAGTGGCTGGTGGAGTTTTATTTTGAGCGCATGAGCATCGAGGAAATTGCGGAAAAGCACGACACTACCTGGCAGGTGGTGGCCAAGGCGAAGGCGTCACTGGTCCGGGTGTTGGCGTTGCGGTTGTATGGAGCGGAGGCGTTGGATGGATGAATTACATTGTGCCGGATAGTGCGGACGCGCGGACGATCCTGCGGAACATCAAATATTGCAACGGGTCCGTGATCATTCCGGCGGCTATGCTGCGAGGTTTCCTGCATGAGCTGCAGGTGCGGCGCAAAAAAATGTCACGGCCGCGGGAAAAAACAAGAAAAAAAGAGTAAAAACAAGACGGACGGCATGCACACGCCGTCCTCTTTTATTACACGAGCCTGTTAACCATGCGGGTTCATGCGCCCTTTAAAAACATTTAAAAAATTAATAAAAAGAGCTTGACGTTTCAAAAAATGAGAGCTAATATGCACACATCGAAAGGCAAAGGGCCCCGTGGGGGCCGGTGAAAATAAAGGAGGACGCAAACATGGCAAAGTTAGATTTAAGGAATCAAACGTTCGGAGTAGAAGTCGAGCTGGTTAAGATCGAACGGAAAACCGCAGCCCTGGCGATTGCGGAATACTTTGGAACCCACGCACGGTACGATGGCTACGAGATTGGCTACGATGCCTGGACCTGCACCGACCGCAAGGGACGCACCTGGAAGTTCATGAGGGACGGCAGCCTGACCAATGCCGACCATGCTTGCGAAGTGGTCACTCCGATCTGCACCTACGACGACCTGGAAGACGTGCAGGAAGTGGTACGGATCCTGCGGGGCAAAGGCGCAAAGGCCGACGGCTCCTGCGGCATCCACGTACACGTTGGCGCTGACAAGCACGACGCACGCAGCCTGCTGAACCTGGTAAAGATTTTCCGGTCCAAGGAGGACATGCTGTACAAGGCCCTGGCCATCACCGGCCGCCGGGAATGCACCTACACCAAGAAGGTCAACTGCAACCTGTCCGACCGCATCGAAAAGGGCGAGCGCCCTGCGAACATGAACGCATGGGAGCATCTGTGGTACGAATCGCAGGGTTCCAGCGTAAACGGCAAACACCACCACTACAACGACACCCGGTACCATGGCCTGAACCTGCACGCAACGTTCAGCAAGGGCACCGTAGAGTTCCGGCTGTTCAACGGAACCACCCACGCCGGTAAGGTCAAAGCCTACGTGCAGTTCTGTCTGGCGGTCAGCGCGCTGGCCATCAACAGCCGCAGCATCAAGATGGACCGCACCGTCAGCGACAATGAGAAGTACACGTTCCGCTGCTGGCTGCTCCGGCTGGGCCTGATCGGCGACGAGTTCAAGACCTGCCGCACTCACATGATGGCAAACCTGCAGGGCTGCAGCGCATGGCGCCACGGCCAGGCAGCCTAACCGGGGCCCACAGCCCCGGTTCAAATAAAAGGAGGATGTTAAAATGCGTAAATTGTACATTGCTTACGGGTCCAACATGGACCTGGATCAGATGGAGTACCGGTGCCCGGACTCCGCGTTCGTAGGGACCACCACGCTGGACGGGTGGCGGCTCATGTTCAAGGGCTCACAGACCGGCAGCTACGCCACCATCGAGCGGGAGGATGGGTGCAAGGTTCCGGCGCTGCTCTGGGAAATTTCGGAGCGCGACGAGCGCAGCCTGGACCGCTACGAAGGTTCCCCAAGGTTTTACTACAAGCAGTACCTCTGGGTGGACGGCTACGGGCCGGCGCTAGTGTATATCATGCACGAGGACCGGCATCACGGCGTTCCCAGCCTGCAATACTACGGCGTGCTGGACAATGCGTACAAGCTGTTTAAAATGCCGCGTAAGATCCTACGGGAAGCGCTGGTTTACAGCAAAAAAAGGGCTTGAATTTTCAAGTCCTTTTATGCTAATATGGGCCCGTGGAGGTGAGGGCATGGAAGAGAAAAAAGAGGACGGCCGGAAACACAACGGTGGCCGCAGGGAAGGCGCAGGGAGGCCCAAGATGCAGCTGATCGACCGGCGGCTGCAGCGGCGTCTGTACTGCACGCAGGAAGAGTACGACTGGGTTCTGGAACAGCTGGACAAGCGCCGTGCCAAAAAAGGGGAACCGCTCCGAAGCCGGCGAAACGACCAAAGGAAAAAAATTATCACGTAGGGGTTTACTCAAAATTCATTGTGTGATATAATGACTATAATGCAAAAAGTGTATGAAGCGGGCAGGTTTTTCACCTGTCCGCTTTTTTATTGGCTGGGAGGCTGTTATGAGCATGAACATTGAGTATCTGAAGCCGTCGGAGCTGGTGCCGTATGAACATAATCCGCGCAAAAACGACCCGGCTGTGAAGCCGGTTGCAGAATCGATCAAGCGGTTCGGGTTCCGGCAGCCTATTGTGATTGACAAGGACAACGTGGTCGTATGCGGCCACACGCGGCTCAAGGAGGCGAAACGGTTACG